ATGGCTGACCGGACGGCGCCGCGTGCGCGCCCTGGCCGCAAGGCGACTGCCGCCGCTGCCAAGCCGAAGCGGACGAAGAAGACGCTTGGCGATGATTTCCTCGACGCGGTTCGCGCCGATTTCAGCGCCCATGGCGCCGGCGTGATTGCCGCGGTCCGGGCCGACAAGCCCGACCAGTATCTGAAGATCGTGCAATCGGTGCTACCCAAGGATCTGGCCAAGGATTTGCATGTTTCATCTGACAATCTGGAAGCCCTGAGCGATGACGAGATCCGCCGCCGCATCCGTGGCCTCGAAGCCGTCCTCGGGCCGTTTGGCGACCAGCCTGAAGACGCGCCGCCACTATCTGGCGCTGCTGCAGGAGCTGGACCGCAGGCGCAGGACTAACCAGCTTGCCGCCTACCGGCCTTATCCCAGGCAGGCGCAGTTTCACGCCGCCGGCGCGCAGAACCGGGAACGTCTGTTCATGGCCGGCAACCAGTTGGGCAAGACCAGGGCCGGCGGCGCCGAATGGGCCATGCATCTCACCGGCCGCTATCCCGCGTGGTGGCAGGGCAAGACCTTCGACGCCGCCGTCAGGCTATGGGCTGCCGGCGTGACCGGCGAGGGCACGCGAGACAACCCGCAGCGCGTGCTGGTCGGCCCGCCGCAGCAGCAGGCGGCATGGGGCACCGGCATGATCCCCGCCGATGCCATCCGCCAGACCACGATGGGCCGCGGCGCGCCGGGCGCGCTCGACAGCATCGTGGTGCGCTGGGGCGGCGGCGGCGACGTGCAGGCCGATGAATCGGTGCTGTCGTTCAAGAGCTATGAGAAGGGCCGCGAAAAGTGGCAGGGCGAAACCCTGCACGGCGTCTGGTTCGACGAGGAGCCGCCGCTCGATATCTATTCCGAAGGCCTGACCCGCACCAACGCGACGGGCGGCATCACCATGGTGACGTTTACGCCGCTGCTTGGCATGAGCGACGTGGTGCTGCGGTTCTTGACGGCGCAGGAGGTTCTCCCTTCCCCCCTTGTGGGGTGAGCAGCTGGTTCGCGAAGCGAATTCGTCGTGCCAGTGGCACGACGAAAGGCCGGCGAACGCCGGGACGCTGCGGAGCAGCGGGGACCCGGCAGGTTGGATCGGCCACCACCCGGCCCTTCGCAGGCTCAGGGCGTTCGAAGCTCGAAAAGCCAAGCAATTGGCTTTTCGTCCGCCACGCGGACCGCTTCTCACCCCACAAAGGGAGAAGGTAAGAACCGCCACGCCCGGCGCAAATATCGTGCGCGGACAACATCATACGACATTACTTTGAATCAGTTCGGCAGGCTCTACGTCCTGTCACGTCGCTATCTTGACCCCGAGATCAGCGGTGCCTCAGGCGATTGCCGGCAACGATGATTGCCATACGGCGTGGTGCGATATCTGGTTGTGCTCGATGCAATCGGTTGCCAGTTTGCTGATTTCAGGATCGGCGGACGCCTGCGCCCATTCGACGAACGCGTCAACAACGACCAACCTCGCCCGGCTGGCCAGCCCCAAGCCGTAACGGCGCACTACCGGCTCTGAATGGTCGAGCATAGCACGGATCATGCCTGATGCATCACCTCGCCATTGCCCGGAGATATCGGCGATCGCCGAAAACGGCGTTTGCGGCCTGAGCAACGCGGCGTGCTGACGCGCAAGCTTTAACTGCCAGTCTTTTGCAAAGCGCACAAATTTGACGGCTCCCATGCGTACACCATCGTGATAATCATCAAGGGCAAACAACGCCTGCGCGAGATGCTGACCATCGTTCCGCGTACTGCATCGCAAGATAGACTCCACGGCATCGAAGCGCGTGCGCGGGTTGCTGTCCCCAAGCAGCGCGGCCAGCTCACCCACCATCGAACTTATGTTCTGGTTTTGAAAGGTGGCAATAAACGCACCCGCCGCTCGCGTCTCAGCATTGGCAGATGTCAGCAGGAGACGAAGGCTTTCCAACGGCACCGTCTTGCCGAGCTCGCCGAGAAGGTCGTTGGCAAGCGCGCCATCGTCATCATGCGGGGACGACAGCAGCCGCTCCAGCATCTCCTGACCTGTCATGGCATTTGTCGATTTGCCGAGTGGCAGCAGGATCTTACCGCCTTCGCTGAAAAAAAGATGAGCAACCTCGCTGTCCTCGGCGGACAGGCGCATCGCCTCGAATAGATCTGTCATGGCAAAGAGTGGCTGTCCCACCCGCGTAGAGTACAGGCCGCGCAGAATGCACCAGCCCAGACGCATCGATGTCGCCGATGCACGGCAAGACCTACCGCATAAAGCGATAAAGGAAAAGATGAGAGCGAAGCTTTCCCGTTTCGGCGCGTTGCGGAATCGCGAACCGCGACTAGACTGGTGGCCAGGTTGTCGAGGAACCAAGTCCATGAACAGGCGGCAGGTATTGACAGGCGGTTTGTCTTCGCTTGTCGTGTCGCCGGCGGGTGGTGCTGAGGTATCAAAGCCCCAGGTGCCCAAATGGCGACCCTCGTTTTCACAACCCATCGATCGCATCGAGGAACGGTTCGGCTATTACTTCGACAGAGGCCGTGACTTTGCCATCCTTGAAACGGCACCTGCGTGCTGACGGAAGCCGGCCTGTCCGATGAGGCGGCAGCCATGGCCGCCATCCAGACGCTTGCCATGATTTACAACTATCACCCGGACATGAAGCCGTCTGACATGGATGATGGCAACGTGCTGGTCAGCTACAATCATCCAGCCTTCAATGTCGTGCTTTCCGACGTTGCGAATGCGCATTGGCAAGAGATCGAGGCCCGCCACCAGGATGGGCTGGCTACGGGCGAGGTGCTGATCACGCCGCTGGGGCAGAATGTGTTCGATGAGCTCGGCAAAAAGGCGCTGCTTGGCAGGTGCTACATGTTCATGGATGCGCAGGCGCCAAAGGTGATCCGCATCAAACCCAGTTGATAAGTCGAATCAGGGGTATTTGGTGCCGGCAAGTTGCCTGGCACGACCTTCGGCGGTTGGCGATTTGCGCGTTAATGGGCCGCACAATATTTTCTCTCGACCGGTATACTGATATATATAGAGCATACAGGATTGATTGGGAGTGTCGGGGACGCAGACCTCGCGTTTGAACCCTGTTCCTGGATCGGTACGGGTTCTGCAGATTTTTTTACTAGTATCGTAAGGAACATTCGCCTGGCTGGTGCATGCCGATGCACTGGCGGCAATGCCGACAACGATTGCAATCCGAATCATGTGTTCCCCCAAGTCTTGGGTCAGCTTCGCATTGATGAGCGCTGGTATCAATGGCCACACTCTATTGGAGCATGCTTGCATGACCCGTCACGTCACCTTCATGACCATAGACGACGTCGAACACTATTCGCCTGACGAGCGCGCCGCGATCGTCGCCGCCTATCCCGAACATGAGCGCGAGGCGCGGGCGCGCGGCGTTCCGGTGCTGGAATCCGGCCGCATCTTTCCGATTGCCGAGGAGCTGATCGCCTGCGAGCCGTTCCGGCTGCCGCGCTACTGGCCGCGGATCGGCGCGCTCGATTTCGGCTGGGACCATCCGTCGGCCGCGGTCGAGCTGGCCTGGGATACGGAGGCCGATGTCGTCTATATCTCCAAGGCGGCGCGGGCCTCGCAGCAGACGCCGGCCATGCAGGTGCTGGCGCTGAAGCCATGGGGCGAATGGCTGCCCTGGGCCTGGCCGCGCGACGGCCGCCGCGAGACGCTGGAAGGGGCGGGCACGGCGCTCGCCAGGCAATATGCCGCCCACGGCTTGAACATGCTCACCGGCCACGCCCGCTTTGCCGACGGCTCGGTCTCGGTCGAGGCCGGGCTGATGGAAATGCTCGACCGCATGCAGTCCGGCCGCTTCAAGGTGTTTTCGACCTTGCTGCCCTGGTTCGAGGAGTTTCGCCTCTACCACCGCAAGGACGGCCATGTGGTCAAGCTGCGCGACGATTTGATGGCGGCGACGCGCTACCGCAAACTGACGCTCGCCTATGTCAGCGGCGCCGGCACTTTGCCGACGGTGGCCAACGGCATCTGGCTGATGTTCGACCGTGCCGGCGACAGAGGCGCCGACGGGACGGGAGTAGGAGATTTTTTGGGGCCTGCGTCTTCGGCAACCGACAATATTGTCACTTTCGCGGGCACGACGGGCAAGGTGGGGAAGGATAGTGGGATCGCGGTGTCCAGCCTGGCGCCGAAGGCCAGCCCGACATTCACCGGGACGCCAACGGGGCCGACCGCAGCGCCTGGAACGAATACCACGCAATTGGCTACAACGGGGTTCGTCAAGGCTGGGTTTGATCTGAAACTTGATAGCCGACCCAACCTTGGTGTCGTCGCGCAGACGATCACCGATTGGAACAACGCCCTGGACAATGGCTGGTATATGGCCTCGGCGGCGGCTAATGCGCCAGACGGCGTAAATTGGTTCCTGGGGTTTGTGGAAGCGCACGGAAGCACTGGCTACCGGACGCAGACGGTGCATGATTTCGTCAACGACACTACGGCGGCAGACCAAAAGCTATGGCGGCGCAGGCAGGCTGGCGGTGCCTGGGGAGGATGGATCAAGCTGCAATGGTCGCAGGCCGAACAGGATGCACGCTATGTCCAGTCGTCCACGGCGTTGCTTCAGAAGTTTTATGAAAGCCCGCAACAGACCATCACATCCGGCGGGTCGCTGACGTTGGCTCATGGGCTGGGGATGAAGCCGAAGCTCTATGCGGCCTTCATTCAATGTACTACGGCTAATTCGGGGTATTCGGTTGGTGACGAGATACCCATTAACCCATCTCTCAATACAACTGATGCGACCGCTCAGGCTATTAGCATCGTGCCAGATGCCACCAATTTGAATGTACGGATTGGTAATGCTGCTGGCGCACTTAAAGTCCTCAACAAGGCTGGAACAGGTTTTAACGACATAACAAACGCTAGCTGGAAACTCGTTTTGAGAGCGTGGGCCTAGCTTGCGAAATGTGAGCAACGGTCTAAACGTTGGAACATGCATATTACTATTGCAGTGCAAGGCAAAATTCCCTGTCGAGGCTACGGCGGCACCCAGCGGCAAATCGATTGGCTCGCCAGCGCACTCGCATCTCTCGGACATAAAATCACACTGATTGCCGGAGTGGGCTCCACCCATCCGCGTTGCGAGGTCCGGCAGGCCGCGTCAGTAGTGGAATGTCTGGGGGCGATCCCTATCAATACTGACATCGTGCATTTCAACGGCTGGTATGATGTAGAAAGCCCGTATCGTGCGCTTTACACTCTGCACGGCTATGTTCCAAACGCCCCGAGAAAGGGGCAAAATTACAGCTTCGTCAGCGCCAGTCACGCGCATCATCATGATCGAGAAACGTTTGTTTACAACGGTTTCCCTGTGGATGCCTACCGGCTGGCAGATCGGAAAGGTGAGCGGCTGTTGTTTTTGGGCGGTATCGCGAGGGCCGGGAAGGGCCTCAACCGGGCCGTCGATCTGGCGAAGAAATTTAACTTCGAGCTCGATATCGCGGGTGGCTCGAGGTGGAAGTTGCTCGGGCGCAGCCAAACCCGGAAAGAGTCTCTGTTCTTCAAGAGCTTATCGCCGCGCTACCGCTTCCACGGCACTGTCGATGGCGAGGAAAAGCTCCGATTGCTCGGCGAGGCGTACGCCTTCCTTAACCCGATCTCCTGGGCAGAGCCGTTCGGCATGGCGGCGGTCGAAGCAATGCTGTGCGGAACGCCTGTGCTGACCACTCCGTGCGGTGCGCTTGCCGAAACGGTCGATGCAGACAGCGGGCGTTTCTTCGAAACCGATGACGAGTTTGCTCACGGTCTCAATGAGATCAACAGCATTTCCGCGCGAACATGCCGTGAATCGGCAGCCGAAAGATTTCCGATCCAGAAAGCCGCAAAGGCCTATCTGGAACTCTATAAACGCATCCTTGACGGCGAAGTGCTTCCGTGAGCCCGCTTTAGCCGCTCCATCCAAAATTCCTCTCCCGTGAGGAAGCGTTATAGCTGGCCAACCGACATGCCGTCGGCACAGTCAGGTTCAACAGGACACTCGTCTCCTGTGCGTGATCTGTGACTGGCTAAAGTCTCCGAGCTAAATTCCACAATCTCCTGAGGTTACCCATGGACCGCAACTTCGCGCGGGCGCTTGCGCTCGTCCTCAAATCGGAAGGCGGCTGGTCCGACAATCCGGCTGATCCCGGCGGCGCAACCATGAAGGGCGTGACGCTGGCCAATTTCCGCCGCTACGTGAAGGCGGATGCGACGAAGGACGACCTTCGCCATATCACGGATGCTCAGGTGGCGACGGTCTATCGCCGCTTCTATTGGGATGCCGCTGCGGGCGCCGAGCTTCCCGGCGGTGTCGACTATGCCGTCTTCGACTTCGCCGTGAACAGTGGGCCGGGCAGGGCGGCTAAATATCTGCAGGCGGCAGTTGGCACCGCACAGGACGGCAGGATCGGCCCGGCCACGCTCAAAGCTGTCGGCGCCAGGCCACCGGGCGCAGTCATCGACGATCTTTGCGATGCCCGCCTGGCATTCCTGCGGCGGCTGCCGACCTGGCCGGTTTTCGGCAAGGGTTGGAGCGATCGCATCCGGTCGGTCCGTTCCCAGGCGCTGTTGATGTCGGCACTACAGCCCGCTCCGGCACCTTTGCCGGGCACCCCGCCCCAGCCATCAGCGCTCTCGCCGAAGCCCGGCAGTGCGATGCCGCCGGTGTCTACCGGCGGGCGCGTCAGCCCCGTCGAACGCCTGCCGTTCTGGCGTGCGCTGCTTCAAATCCTGAAATCGATTTTCGGAAGGAGTTCGACATGATCGCCGTCTTCATCCGCATCGGCTTGCGTTACGGCGCCGGTGTTCTGGTCGCGCGTGGCCTGCTCGGCGCCGACGACGCGGCGGCATTTTCTTCCGACCCCGACATTCAAGCTGGTCTGGAGATCGCCGCCGGTCTCGCCATCGCCTCGGTCACGGAGACCTGGCACTGGCTGGCCCGCAAATCAGGCTGGGAGCACTGACATGGAAGGGTTTCAACAACTGCTCATCGCCTATCTCGAAGCCGCGAAACCCTATGCTATCGGCTTTGCCGCCGGGCTTGTCGCCGGGTGGCTGCTGTGAGCGCGCTCCTCGCCGTCCTGCTTGGCAACAAAGCGCTGCTGGGCTTCCTGGCATCGGTCATCGCCGCCCTTTGCTGGGGCGCTCACCAGCGGCTGGCCGGCGCCAGGGCCGAGCGCGGCAAACTGGCGGCCGCTGAGGCCGCGGCGCGCGCGGTCGCTGAGCAGGTGCAGAACGACGTCGGCGCATTGCCGGCGGACGCTGTTCGAAAGGAGCTGAAATCATGGGCAAGGGACTGATGCTTGCGCTGCTTGTGGCGCTTGCCGGGTGCACGACTACTTCGGGCGGCTTCTGCGCGATTTCGAGCCCGCTGCGCCTGTCGGCCGAAGCCGTCGACGTCCTGTCGGACGCCGAGGCGAGAGCGCTCTTGGCGCACAACCGCAAGGGACAAAAGCTCTGCGGATGGAGGCCTTAGCCGATGCACGACCTCTTCGACATGCTCGGCATCAAGGGGCCGGTCGTCGCCGCCGGGCTAGCCGGCGGCGTGCTGCGAGCACTGTCGCGCCATCGCTACAAGCTGCGCGAGATGATTGCCTCGCCGATCTGCGGGGCGCTGGCGGCTGCGTATCTGACGCTGCCTGCCGTCGCCTGGTTCAGGGCAACCGGCATGCCTATCCCCGATCCGGCCGACGACACCACGACGCTCGCCGCCGCCTTTTTGATCGGCGTCTCGGCCATGTGGATTTCCGACATCGTCTTCGAGGTCATCGTGCGGCGGTTCGGCTCGGCCGGCAACGAGTGA